GACGACAAGCCGGTCCTTGCGTTCTTCTCTGAGAAGGCGCTGGCAAAGGGTGTCGATCCGGCGTCGATGGGCGTCCTGGTCGACGCCTACTATGCCATGCAGGAAGAGCAGGTCGCCAACGTCGAGAAGGCCGACGCGGACTTCAAGCGCGAAGGCATGGCGGCTCTCAAGCAGGAGTTCGGCGGCGACTACGATACCAACATCGCGGCCATGCGGCCCTACTTCGACAGCGTGAACGAAGGCCTCTTCGGCAACCTGTTCGGCGGGCGCATGGCCGACGGCTCCAAGATTGGGGACCATCCGGACATCGTGCGCTTCTTCGTCAACAAGGCCGTTGCCGAAAACCCGCTGGCGACCATCGTGCCGGCCGGTGGCTCCGGCGCCAAAGGCATCGACGACGAGATCAAGACGCTCGAAACGCGCATGGGCGCTGATCGCGATGCCTGGTTCAAGGACGACAAGGCTCAAAAGCGCCTGCAGGCGCTCTACGACGCTCGCGACAGGATCGCGGCCCGCAAGTAAGTTTCCGGTCGATCGGCGGCCAACCCGCGCAAGCGGCTCCGTCCTGACACCGATTTCACCCCAGCCAGAAGACAGCGCCGAACGGCAGATAGCGGCTCCGGGCAACCGGCCAACCCGCAACGCTGCCTGACGGAGAACCTGACCACGGCTCCACGTCCCCTCTCATAGAAGGAATCTGGACCATGGCCGAAACGGCATTCCAGAAACAGTACAGGCAGGAGTACGTCTCCGGCTTCGAGTTCAAGCAGTCCATGCTTCGTGCTTCGGTCACGACCGAGCATATGAGCAAGGGCAATGAGGCCATCTTCCTCGTCGTTGACGCCAACGGCCAGGAAGCTCGCACCCGTGGTGTGAACGGCATGATCCCGGCCAACGTCGAGGATCAGAACCAGCACGCTGTAACGCTCGTCGAGTGGCACGACCTCCGCAAGAGGACGTCCTTCAACATCTTCGCCAGCCAGGGCAACCAGCGGAAGATCATGCAGGACAAATCGCTCGCGACCATGAACCGCAAGATCGACGATGACATTATCGCCGAACTCGCGAACGCGACCGTCGACACAGGCGCCACAGCGACCGGTTCCCTGGCGCTCGTCACAAAGGGCCTCGCCATCCTCGGCAATGCGGATGTCGACGTCGAGGAGGAAGACAACATGTTCGGCCTCATCACGCCGGCCATGGAAGCCTACCTTCTTCGCGACGCGGCCTTCACCTCGGCTGACTACGTCGATGTGAAGCCTCTCGTCGGCCCGGCCAAGAAGATGCGCCGCTGGGCGGGCGTGAACTGGATCAAGCATTCCCGGCTGCCCGGCAAGGGCACGAATGCCGAGAAGTGCTTCCTCTACCACCGCTCGGCCATCGGCCACGCGTTCGACTCTGAAACCCTGAAGGCTGTCGTCGGCTTCGTCGAAGAGCAGGATTACAGCTTCGCCCGCGTGTCCAACTTCATGGGCTCGAAGCTCCTGCAGAACAGCGGCGTTGTGGTCATGAACCATGACGGCTCCGCACTCGTCGGCGCGTAAGGAGGGCTGACACATGGCTTACGAAACCAGCAACTCCCCGAAGTGCCTCGTCGTCGGTATCGGCTCGGGGCCCTCGATCTGGGTCTACACCGATGGCGATGCGCACGCTGATGTCGATGCAGCCGGCTATTTCACCAATGCCGGCAAGCTCGGCATGAAGGTCGGCGACATCGTCTACGTGCAGAACACGACCGGGTACACGACCACGCTGCACTCGGTCAGCGCGGTATCGAACGGCGCCGCCACTATCTCGGCGGCGGTGCTCGCCTAACCATAGGGCGGGGGCTTCGGCTCCCGCCTTTTCCCTTTCAACAAGGAACTAAGCAAATGACGCTTGGCGTAAACGGCCTCAAGCCGGCTGAAACCGTCCGCAATGTCTGGCATGTCACCGCGACGGCCGGCACGAAGCCGGAAGACCTGACCGAGCCGCAATATTGGGCGCACGTCGCTCGCCTCCTGCGCTTGGGCGACCGGATCGAAGTCCTTGCGGCCGACTCCTCCTGGTACGCCGAACTGCGCGTCATGGAAGTGGGCAGGAAGGAATCCTTCGGCGCCCGCGTCGCCTTCACCCTGCCGCCGGTGGAACTCAAGAATGATGCCGCGTTGCCGGCGCTCAACGACTACGAGGCGAAGCCCTACGGCTCTTCCTGGAACGTCTACAAGATCGGTATCGCCGATCCGGTGAAGACCGATCTTCCGGACCAGATTGCCGCCAACAAATGGATCGCCTCTCAGCGCAAGGCACTGGCGGCCTGATCGATGGCTGACCAGCTCTCCCTCTACAACGGGGCGCTGCTCAAGCTGGGGCAGCCGCGCCTTGTGACCCTCACCGACGAGGGCAAGGCGCGTCGCGCGCTCGACGACTGCTATGCGAACGTGGTGAAGGCTTGCCTCGAAGCGGGCCTCTGGAACTTCGCCAGGCGGTTTGCTCAGGTCGAGGCCGACCCTTCGCGGTCCTCTGGCTTTGGCTACGCGCATGTCTTTGCGAAGCCTGACGACTGGCTGCGCACCTCGGGGGTGTGGGAAGACGCGTCGAAACGGGCTCCTTTGCTCGATTATGACGACCGCGGCGACGACTGGCTGGCCAACCGCGACACCATCTATGTCGAGTGGATATCCAACGACGACGAGTACGGCATGAACCTCGGCCGCTGGCCGGAAAGCTTCGTCGATTTCGTGGAATTCCGCCTGGCGCGCACCGTCTGCGTCGACGTCACGGGCTCGGAAACGAAGCTCGACAAGCTTGAGCATGGCGAGAAGCGCGCCAAGAGCCTCGCCAGCAGCCGCGACGCCATGAATGAGGCCGTGACGCGGTTCCCACCTCCTGGCCGGCTTGTGTCCAGCCGGCGATCCTCCCGCAACACCGAGCACGGCCGCTGATGGCGAAGGGCAACGCTCCGCTTCTCGCGTTCAACCGCGGCATCGTCTCGAAGAAGGCGCTGTCGCGCACTGACGTCGATCGCATGCGGCTGTCGGCGGAAGTCATGGAAAACTGGCTGCCGAAGACGGCCGGCAGCATGTTCCTGCGTCCTGGCTTCGGCTACATCGCCTCGTCTCGAAACGATGCCGTGGCGGTGGATATTCCCTTCGTCGCCTCCACCGACGATACGGCGCTGATCGAACTCGCCGACGGCAAGATGCGCGTCCGCGTCAACGATGCCCTGGTTTCACGGCCGGCCGTAACAACTGCCATCACGACTCCGAACTTCTCTTCCGGGACGGGCTGGACCGAAGCGAACACAGGCGGGGGTGACTGCACCTTCGGCGGCTCGGGCCTTGTCCTGAATGCCGTCAATCTTGGTGGCCTGGCCCTCTGCAAGCAGCAGGTCACCTGCTCTGGCGGCAATGTCGGCGTCAGGCACGCGCTCAACATCAACGTGTCGCGCGGCCCGGTGACGTTCCGCTGCGGCTCGTCGGACGGCGGCGACGAATATATCTCCGAAACCGTGCTCCGAACCGGCATGCACAGTCTCGCCTTCACGCCGACCGGGAACTTCTGGGTGCAATTCCAGTCTGATGCCGATGTCAGCAGGCTCGTAGCATCCTGCGCCGTCGCCAGCTCGGGCACGATGGAACTCGATATCCCGTGGGCATCCGCAGACCTCTCAAAGGTCCGCTGGGACCAGTCTGCCGACGTGGTCTTCATCGCCTGCGAGGGGCATCAGCAGCGCCTTATCGAGCGTCGGGCAACCGATAGCTGGTCACTGGTCCGCTACGCGCCCAACAACGGGCCGTTCTTCTCGACTCGATCGGCGAAGGTGAAGCTCAGGATCGGCCAAGTATACGGCAATACGACGCTGACCGCAGACAAGGCGTTCTTCAAGCCCAGCCACGTCCGCGCCCTGTTTCGCAGCTTCGGGAGGGGCATCGATGGGGTGTGGCGTCTTGCGGGGGAAGGGCAGGCAACCAGGGCTTTTCGCGTGCGTGGTGTGGGCGGCCACAACGAAGCGAATGGCGACCGAAGCTGGCGGTTTTCCGTCGCTGGAACATGGGCCGGATCGCTGCGGTGGCAGAGGTCTTTCGAGGAGAGCGATTCCGGTTTCACCAACTTCCGGCCGCGTAACGATGAGGACAACCACAACGCTGCGATAACGTCCAACGAATCCAGCGCCAGCTCAGACGGGGATGACAACGCGATCATCTACTATCGACTTGGCTTCAAGCTGGGCGACTACACCTCGGGCGTAGCCGTCGCGACGGTGCAGTACGATGGCGACAGCCACTATGGCGTGGCGCGCGTCCTGGCCGTGAATTCTCCGACCGAAGCAGTGGTCGAGGTTCTGTCACGCTTTGCGAACACCGATCCGAGCGAGGATTGGCAGGAAGGAATTTGGTCGGACAAACAGGGCTGGCCGTCGGATGTCTCGTTCCACAAGGGCCGGCTGTTCTGGCTGGGCAGGAGCAGGTTCATCGGTTCCGTTTCCGATGACTATGAGAATTTCGATCCTGACTTTGAGGGCGACGCCGGGCCAATCAATCGAACGCTGGGATCTGGGCCGGTCGACACGGTCAACTTTGCGCTGTCGCTGACCCGACTGCTGATCGGTACGGCGGGCTCGGAATTCTCCATCAAGTCGACATCGATCGACGAGCCGCTGACGCCGCAGAATGCGCAGGCCGGCGATCCGTCAACGCAGGGCTCGCGCAAGGGCGTCAATGCGGTGAAGGTCGACGACCGGGGCGTCTTCGCCCAGCGCTCGGGGAAACGGCTATTCGAACTCCTCTTTGACACGAACTCATACGAATACAAGCCGCGCGACCTGACGCTGCTGGCGCCGGACCTGACCGGCCCGGCCAAGGTGGTCGGCATGGCGGTGCAGCGCCAGCCGGACACGCGCATTCACGTCTGGCTCAGCGACGGCACGGTCTGCATCCTCACCTATGAGCCTTCGGAGGAAGTCGCCTGCTGGTCGCGTATCTCTGTCGGCGGTGGCGGCTTCGTCGAGCGTGCCGTTGTTCTGCCCGGCGAAGATGAGGACCAAGTCTACTACCGCGTTCGGTTCACCATCAACGGAGCGACGAAGCGCTACCTGATGAAGATGGCGCTGGAATCGGAATGCGTCGGCGGCACGATGAACAAGCAGGCCGACGCCTTCATTGTGCGGCCTTCGATCACCGGAACCTCCGTCACCGGCCTCTCGCATCTGGAAGGCAGGCAGGTGGTTGCCTGGGGTGGCGGGGCGTATCTCGGGACCTATACCGTGTCGTCGGGCTCGATCACGCTATCGGCCTCGGTGACGGCAATGGACGTGCTCGTCGGGCTCTCCTACGAAGCCCGCTACAAGTCGGCGAAGCTGGCCTATGCGGCTGTCGCCGGCACGGCGCTGGCTCAAAAGAAGAAGGTCAACAAGCTCGCGCTGATCCTCGGGCCGACTCACAACGACGGGCTCTACTTCGGGCGTGACTTCACCAACATGGACCCTCTGCCGCGGCGGGTGAACGGCCGGCCTGTGGAAGCGGACGAAATCCTGGACGACTTCGAACTGACTGGAACGGCGTTTCCCGGCGAGTGGAACACCGATAGCCGGCTCTGCCTCAAGGCTGTGGCGCCGAAGCCCTGCGAAGTGCAGGCGGCGATTGTGTC